AGATATTCCGTAAATTCTCTAAAGCGGAACTGGCAAATCTTGGGTTCCATCCTGCACGACTATCGGTTGCAGATCATCGCTACTACAACACCAGCGGTGAGCAGTACAACTTTGACGATGCAACATCTGAATGGGTTATCTCTTATGGTTCTACCCCAAGAAATGTAGATGATCTAAAGAAGTCTATGAAAGCCAAAGTAAAAAGCATCGCATCATCTACTCTTGCTCATTCAGACTGGATGACTCATAGAGAGTCAGATGGTGGAACCTCTATGCCAGCAGACTGGAAAACTTACCGGGCAGATGTTAGAGCCATGTCTAACACGAAAGAAGCAGAGATTGATGCGCTTGCAGATTTAGATGCGGTCAAGGCTTACCAGAATGATCCTATTGTTGAGGTGCGTTATACATCTACTTATGACGCAGACGGCAATGAAACGATTGGCCCCGGCACTGAATCCCATAATAGGGAAGTAGACAAGGTTACATTTGGATGGCCCGACGCACCAGATGCGGATGCTGATCCTTATCATGTGAGGTACGAATAATGGGTTTAGAAAGCGCAACATACATTAGTGGGCTAGATTCTAGTAACCCCGATGGGTCTGATTCCATCAGCCAGGGGGATAACCATTTAAGGCTGATAAAGTCAGTCCTAAAGGCCACACTACCTAACGCAGATGAGGCAATCAACGGAATACATACAAGTGCTTCTGCCCCATCACCTACGACCGCAGGGTTATTGTGGTTCGACACAACAGATAATGTGCTAAAGGTGAGGGATGAAGGGGATTCCGCTTGGGTAATCTTATCAACTTCACCTGTTACTTCTTACAAGGTACTAGGAAGCCCCACGGTTGGGTGGACTATGCCAACATCAGATGGTTCACCGGGGCAACTCCTTTCAACAAACGGATCTGGTGTATTTAGTTTTGCCAGTGCCACGACATCCATACCAGCCGGTGTTATTGTTATGTGGTCAGGCGCGGTCAGTGCCATACCTTCTGGATGGGTGATATGCGATGGCACATCCTCCACACCAGACCTAACAGGTAAGTTCATAGTCCACGCAGATGCAGACTCTGGAGGAACTTATGACGTTGGTGATAATGCCGCATTAGGCAACACAGGAGCGCATACACTAACGGAAGCCGAGATGCCATCTCATAACCATACATACTACAGTAGAGGATTTACAGGTGCCGCTATTGGTAGTGGATCAGAGGATTATAGTGATGAAACCGCATTATACACAGGTGGAACAGGGTCAGCCGGTTCAGGAAATTCACACACCCATACAGGTAGTCTCCCACCCTACTACGCATTAGCGTACATCATGAAGACATAAGAGGGTATTATGAGCAGAATAACAATAGTTCCAGACGACCAAGTAGTCACAGTAGATGGTGTGCCTGTTTGGTTCACTTATTCGTTTGCCTCTAATGTGAACGCAATACAGTGGTATGACACTTATGGGGTTATAGAATACAGGGAGATTATAAATGAGGTAAACACTCCGACAAGTCAGGAAAATATAACTGACTTCTCTCCTTATGAATACTTACTCCCACTCAGACAACAGGCTATGGAAGACCAATGCAACGCTAGGAATGGTTGGCATTGGGATTCACCTTCCGACTCATGCGTTAGGGATACATAAATGCCATTAGTTCCAATCAATGACATTGGACGACTTGGGATAATAAAGGATACACCCCCTTACAATCTCCCCAAAAACGCATGGTCTGATGGCAACAACGTAAGATTCCTAGATAACGGCGTACAGAAGTGTGCCGGATACCTGGAGGTGATGGCTACGGTTCCTTTCGTTCCGTATTACATTACCAATTATCTTACCATTGATGGAACATACTATTGGTTAGCGTTTGGTTCTGCGGATATTGCTGTATGGAACGGCTCGACATGGACGGATGTTACAAGACAGACCACGCAAACATTAAATGGGGGTATAAATGATGCCGTCACCACCATAACACTGGCTGACGCATCTGATTTCCCAACAAGCGGTAACATCTCTTTAGGAACAAGAGAGGTTGTTGATGGGGGCCAGGACGGCTATGAAGAAATGACCTATTCAGGTAAGTCAAGCAATGACCTTACTGGAGTTGGAAGAGCTGCCAACTCCACAACAGCGGCTCCCCATACAGACGGAGCGGTTGTTGTTCCGATAGGCACCACCCTGACAACCGACAACGATTACAATGCAAACGTAACAGACAGGCGATGGGTGACAACTTCCTTAAACGGATTATTTGTGGCAACCAATGGGTATGACTCGCCTCAGATGTGGCCTCTCTCTGGTGGTATTCCTTCTTTAACCACTCCATTCAAGGAGCTGGATAACTGGCCTTCTGCTCTTGTAAAGCAGTCAGGTAATTCTAACTTTGAAGCAAAGTCCATAAGGGCATACAAATCATTCCTGATGGCTCTAAATATGAGCAAGGCTGATCCAGAGCCTAGAATGATAAAGTGGTCTACGATAGCCACCGCATACAATGCCCCAATAAGTTGGTCTACTACTGACACCGATTTGGATGGCGGGGAGTACACCCTCGCCGAAACACCAGGCGAGATAATTGACGGTCTTCAATGGGGAGATTCCTTTCTTGTATACAAGGAGTCCAGTATTTTTATCGTGAACTATGTAGGAAGTCAGGAAACAATGTTCACATTCAAGTTGTTAAGTCCAACCATTGGGTTACTGGCGAAAGACGCTCTAGCAGAGTTTGAGGGTGGTCACTTCTTTATGGGCAACTCAGATTTCTATCTGTGTAATGGGCAGAGCGTAACCGCCCTTCTGCCAAATAAATTACGCAGGGCTGTCTACGACAACTTCAATGGTGACTATTATAAGAAATGCTTTGTCGTCGCAGACTATGCGCGAACCGAAATGTTGGCTTGTTACCCCTCTGCGGGTTCTACCAATGTGGACAAAGCGGTAATATGGAACTGGAGGGAAAGCACATTCAGCATCCGTGATCTCCCCGATGTCTCCTCGATAGGATATGGGATAGTTGAAATTACTGCCGGGGCTACATGGGATACAGGAACAACCACTTGGGATGCCACTTCCGACCCATGGGGTTCTACAAACTACCAGAAGGTGTTAAAGAACATTGTGTTTGCTGACTATGCAAATACCAAGTTATACCGCGACAACAAAGGAAACAAGCAAAACACGGCTGACATGACATCGTATATAGAGAGGACAGGATACGACTTGGATGACCCTTCATTGGTTAAGTTTGTCAGTGCCGTGTATCCAGAGATAGAAGTTAGCGGTAACAATACTGTAAATATCTATATTGGTACTCAGATGTCCACAGAGGCGGGTGTTGACTGGAACCCGGATACTGGAGGTGCGCCGTATCTGTTTAACCCAAATACCCAATCCAAACTATCATGCAGAGCGACTGGAAAGTTTTTTGGTATAAGAGTTGAGTCCACTACTGACATGGATTGGAAGTTGCATAGTGTTGGGTTTGAGGTTAAGGCAAGGGGAAGGCGTGGGAGTAGGATGCAATAATGGCTAGTCCTAAGACAGTAGCCTTTTTGGGGTGGACACCTAATCCAGCCCCTACAAATGCAGAGCAACTACCCACCTATTTATTCAGTGAACTTAATAGGTTTGCGGATATAGTAACTCATGCAATACTTTATCCTAGTTTACCCAAGACATTTGTAGAGCCAGGAACAGAAGTTCAACCAAGCAAACCAAGAGATGGGGCTTTAAGATATGCCGATGGAACACAATGGAATCCGGGATCGGGCGCGGGAATTTATTTCTACAACGGCACCACTTGGACAAAGTTGTAAGATAGTCCTTGTAAACCCCACAGAGGTTGAGAAGTTCTGGCCTTGGATAGAAGACTACATAGAGAAGAGTGCGTTAAGGTCTTACACTGGATGCTCCGCTGACAGTTTGTATGTCGAGGTGGCAAGCACTGAGTCTCAGTTGTGGATAATAGTAAATGAGGATGACATAACAGGGGTTATGGTTACCTCCATACATGAATACCCGAAGAAAGTCGCATTGAGAATATCAGTGATCGGCGGAGAAAATATGAAAGAATGGATGGATGATGTGCATCACTTTATAGAAACTTGGGCAATGAAGATTGGATGCTCCCTAATAGAAGCCTTCGGAAGAAAAGGATGGGCTAAGTATTTTCCAGACTACGACACTGGATGTATTGTCTACACAAAAGAATTAAAAGATAAGTTACATTGAGGAACGCTTATGGATGCTTTTAAGAAGAAATCAAAATCAGGATTCCCTCCGTATTTTGAAAATACGATGGAGGATATTGTATCTGGTGATCCGGCAGATTCTCCGGCAGGTGCAGGTGTCTCCTTAAAGCATCAGTGGATGCGCGGACCCCAAGACTACTTCCCCGGAGATGCCGTAGCCAACCTTAATAAATCTCAAC